GTCCTATACCAAAGCAACTTCAACGTATAGTCCCATGGTGCCGTAGATGGCTAGAAACCAAAGATGAACAGGAAGGTACCTTATTGGAGAGAAAGATTCTATTCGTATTGGACATTTACCTCCAAGCCAGAAAGTATTATAAATAACTTAGGAGGTCTATATGACAGACGCAGAAATAATTCAGAAGTTTACTGATCTCGAGAACAGAATTCGTTATCTCGAAATGTCCAATTATCCAGTCTATGGTAGCAATCCATTCGTTACTGACTGGAGCACACCACCTACTCAAGGCTGTAGTCAAGAAGACATGATGAAAGCATCATTTCACTGCACACACGAACATCCATAAGGAGAAATAACATGGCAAATAAAGTTAATGTTACCGCAGAAATAAAGAAAGAACTTGATACTTTAATGCATTCAAATCTTAGTTCATATAAGATGATGAATGAAGGGCAGATTAAAGATACGTATGATGCTTCATGGAAGGATAAGCATTATACCATTACTCGTAAAGACATGCCTGCTAAGAAAGTTGCTTGGTGGAAATACTTTACTCAGATTTGGGATAAAGACGCTGAATTTGAAATCAAAGCAGCAAAGCCTACATCTGAACTTTGCGCCTGGGAAGTAAATGGCGAGTTAATTGCTACTAGACGTATTGAGACTTCTGCTTTGGAAGTCGAAGATCCAGAAGAACGTAAGGCTATTCGTTACTCATTGTTGAAATCGCTATTTGCGGCTTTGGACAAAGCCGAGGCTTTGAAGTGATGAGTAAATTATGACATACATCATTTATACAGACGACGTGAAGTATTTGCTTGATAATGCCAAGTGCATCAAGAATAACGATCCTAAGCTTGGCGATATTGGTGCATACAGCAAGATTCCTTTAGAAGAACTTACTCATATTACTATTTACCAAGGCCGTAGACGCTTAGAGCCATTGGGACGAGCAATTCCATACTTGCATATAGTCCATGCAAAGTGTACCTGCAAACCAAACGTATTGAAACAATGGATGGAAGCTCACCCACAGTATTCTTCTTTGTTGCTTGAAGTAGAACAGCGCATCATTGATAAGATGCCTGAATATGCAGATACTATCAGAGAAGTTAATAACGGTACCGAACTTTATCCTCATAACATTTACTCAATGCCGGTTGAAGCATTTGAGGAATATCGTAATTGGTTGCTATGGGCATTGACTTTAGTCAATCTTCCAGATAAAGATAAGGTTGGTTCATTACTTGCTGAACGTTTATTTACTATCTGGATGAAACATAACGAGAAGAAATATACACACGAGTCTGTCAATACGTGGCTGTATGATAAGGTCACAGGCAAGCTCATCAACACAACAGACGGAGTTGCATAATGAAATACGCTTTACTGACAACATGTAAACAACGAGTAGCAGATTATAAGAATGAAGTTCAGGAGGCTATAGATTCCCTAGCCTGTCAAGTAGACAAAGTATTCCTGACATTGTCCACAGACGAATTTGACGAAATACCCAAGTTCAAGAACTGCACGGTAGTATTGATGAAGGAGAACCTATATTCATTCAAGAAATACATTCCGTTGCAGGTATTGGAGTTCGACCCAGAAGACATTATCGTGTTCGCCGATGATGACTGGAAGATGAATCCTGACTACGTTGATAGAATGATTGAGCGAATGGGCGACGCAGACGTTGCTTCTCTAGGTTGCGGTGGCATTATTGGTTGCTTCTGTGTCACGAAAGCGAAGTGCATTCAGCCTGATTTCTTCAAGTATTGGAATCGTAGTCTAATTGAATCTAGAATAGATGACGTATTCCTCGGCAATTACATGAAGTTCAAAGGCTTTAAAGGATCATTTGCCGGTCCGAATACAGATACATTGGTAAGGGAACATGCCAAGCCTTTGATTCCTGTATCGTCCAATAATCCTGACAACACAGTCTATCCGCGAACATTCAACTGGGTAGCGAATTACAAGCCTTGGAGCAAGAATGAATCAGAAGGATAAGACAAAGTTTCGTGCGTCAAAGCGCTGGAAAGAGTTCAGAGACAGGATCCGACACGAACAGCAGAAAGATCCCGTTACCGGCGCCAAATTGACAAGAATGGCGAACCTGCATCACCTTGACCTGAATGCAGACAACTATGAGGATCTATCTGATGATTCTCATTTCGTATTTCTTAATCAGGCCACCCACAAGACCATCCATTTCTTCGCACACAAGGACTGGCGTAAACGCCTTGCAGTAATGACTGAGCTTCTGGAACGAATGGCAGAAATTAACGGCTGGCCATGATTCCCTAGTTATTCTGTAAAGGAGTAAATTATGGCACAGAAGAAAGTAGAAGTTAAAGAAGATAAAGAATACAAGAAAGACCTACAAGAAATCAAGATTCTATTGGCTACTATGGTTCGCGATCTTGACATCCTTGCTCGCAAAGCCAAGTATGAATTAGGAGGGCTTGAATGAGATTAAGTTCATGGGTCAAAGACACATGGAAGCATATCACTATCGAGAAGGTTATCTTTACGAAAGGACAGGAACTTCACGTTCCGGAGATAAATGTTGACCTTACTGTCGGCATTATCTCTACCACAGATAAAGAAGAATTCTCAAAGCTATGTTTCCATTACGCACCTGTTGGAATTATCGTCGATGAAATACCTGACGAGTATTATGAAGGCCGATTGCTCATGACACGCAATTACCTTACCAAGCTGTTGGTTCGTTCGCCTAATTCCAAGGTAGCTGAGAAATACCTGAATATCCTTGAACGTAGAGACCGAGCTCACTGGGCAAAGGAACAGAAAGAGACAAAGGTTACTACCGAAACAGGAAATACAGGAACAACAAACATTACATTTACAGTTAGAGAATGAGTATAGTAGCCCAATCACAGCCTCAGCCAGAAATCTCGAAGTGGCAACAGACATATCTGGAACACTTCGATGATGACCTTTACATCGCATGTACTGCCATTTCTGCAGGCAAGACTCGAATCCTTGCTACATGGCTGGTGCTTCAGTGCTGTCAGAAACCTGGCATACGAGGTATCATCATAGCGCAGAACTTCCGTGCATTGACGAAGGTATTGATACACGACATCCTTATGGTTGCCGAAATGTTTGGCATTGATGCTATGTGGAACAAAGGCTCTCAGGAAGTCCATTTCATGAATGGATCTATCTTATTCGGCTATTCTGCTGAGAACCCAGAATCTGTACTTGGTCTATCTGAAATAGACATATTGGCAATAGATGAGGCTGCATACTGCAACGAAGACATCTATAACTATTCACGTGACCGTATGCGTGGTGGTAAATACAAGCCAATGGTGCGTCTGATCTCCTCACCTTCTACGATGGGCAAAGTTCAGAACTGGTTCTCGGCAATCGTTAAGAAATATCCCGACAAAGTAATCACAGCGACATACAAGGACAATCCATTTACTTCGCCTGAATATAAGAAAGAACTAGAAGAACGTTACGGCGTTGGAACTAACTTGTTCCGTCAGCAGTGCCTTGGCGAGATCTTTGATACAGACATCGCATCACAGTTGATATTCCGTTCTGAATTTCCAACTTCCAAACGTGACCAGTCAGAAGAAACATACTTCGGATTTGACGCATCTGGCCTTGGTGCAGACAGTGACCAGTTCGTTGTCATTGATAAGTTTGGAATGGTGGACAATAAAGAACGCAAGGAAGCAAATACGTTCGAGAAGACATCTGTCATTACATCGCTATACGAGAAGTATAAAGTCAAATTTGGCTACTGTGATAATACAGGTGGATATGCATCTGGTGCCCTTGACCTCGCGAAGGATAAAGGATTGAAGCTAGAAGGAGTCAATTTCGCCCAGAAGGCATTTGACTTCGAGAAATACCCCAATGCACGAACAGAAATGTACATTGAGTTTGCGAAAGCCGTCAAACAAGGTCTATGGGTAAACGACCAGGTTAGAGAAGAACTATTGGCACAGTCAGTTTACATTAATGGTAGAGGCCAGCAACAGTTGATGCCCAAGGAGGAAGTTAAGAAGATTCTCGGGCATTCTCCGGACATTTGCGACGCCTGCGCCCTTGCTGTATACGCTATGAACCACAACGATTCTAACTGCGCTGAGATGACCCCAGACCGTGCTTCTGCGATTGCCAATAAGTATCTGTATTATTTCCATAAGTATTCGAGATGATTGATTGTAAGAATTGTAAAGCATATTGCTGCCGACGTATTGGACTATTGCGTCCAGATTTAGATAGAGGAGATCTAGCTTGTATTCATCTGACCGAAGACAACAAGTGCGATATCTATGAGAATAGACCTTTGATATGCAATACGGACAGAGTCTACGAGGCATTCTTCAAAGGAATCATGACTCGTGAAGAATACGATAAAGTCAATAGTGAATCCTGCAGAAATCTGCAACTAATTATTGAACAGAATAGAGGAGTTGATACATGAACTCAGTAAGAGAAATTATTAAAGAAGCCTGCTCACGAGTAAATCTCGTCCCTCGCCGCCAGGCAGTCCCGGGCGATATTCTTGAGACTGGCTATAATCTATTGAAAGGTATCGTAAACAAGTATAACTACGATAACCTTCTTTCATTTACCCAGAATTCCATTATCGTTCCGAATAAGGAATTGACTCACATCTATGATGAAACTGACCTGTTGCAGGAAAGGGAAGATCCTCGCTATGATGAAATGCAGCACATTCAAGTGCGTGACGTCATGAAGATAAATTCCCTCTATTTCGTCAATCAGACAAACGAGCCTTATAAGGAATTCTACAAGTTTGATTTCGTGCCTTACACGGACTTTGACAAGTATCCGAACAACTCTCGAGTCTTTACTATGACTCAGAAGTCAGAAGGCGAATGGCTCGTTCAGATCAAGCCAGCAGTATCAATGCAGAATTATAGACTAAAGATTAACTATAATGAAGGTATTGACTTTGACCTTGACAGCGACCTTTACATTCCTGACAACTATATCGAGTTGCTAATCGTTGCCCTTGCTCATAAGTTGGCTCTTCAGTATCCGCGCCTTGATGACGCTCAGATGCAGCGACTGGAGAATGAAGTTCGCGTATTGGTAGATAATGTTCGCACACCAAAGGCTGCGACTAGAGTATTGAAGCGTGCCGATTACTGGACACGTGCTAGACGAATGAGTCAGGCTGAACTAGAGGCTGGTGCATTCTTGAGAGGTATCTAATGGCATCATCTGTCAAGTTAGTACAGAACATCGCTGGTTCTATTACAAAGAGCAACATCGTCAAGGTTGGCCTTGGCGAGTCTCTTAATATGTTCCTTGAACGTCAGAACGTCCAGGAGCATTCCTGCGATATGATTATGAGAACAGTCCAAGGCGAAGTAAAGGCTGCGGACATTCCTGGTCAATGTCGTGGTATGTATAGAGTTTCTAGAGGCTATGACAACAAACCTGTACTATATGCAGTATTTGACCATACCCTCTATCTAATCAACGAAGACAATACATACAACGAAATTGCTACCATTCAGTCCTCTGGTAGTGAATGCCACATGTGCGAAACCGGCGGCTACGGTTCTGCTCACCCTCATTTGATTATCGTTGACGGTACATCTGTATATGCAGTTAATACCGGTCTTTCTATAGGTGACCAACAGATGGACTTCCGTTCTATCAAATTGCCTACTAGAGTCAATACCAATCAGTCAATAAATCCAACTCACTGTGCATACCTTTATGGTTATCTGATCGTTAACGATGCTGGAACAGACGCATTCTATACTTCATACCAGTATCCCTTTGAGATAGAAGACAGTGAGACTACAGAATTCTACGTCAAACGTTCTCAGTTCGTATCTTGGTGGATGTCTTTGACCGACCAACAGCGACTTGACTATAAGAATGGTACCATTCAGGACGCTTATTCCGTTCTGTATAAAGAATTCATTGATGGTACTGCAGATGATACTCCTGAGAAATACGATATCTTTAGAGTAGATACTGTTGAATACGCCAAGTATGGTTTCATTACATATTCCGAATGGTGTCCAGATAATACCATCGCTCTCTGCAGTAACGGTTCAAAGCTCTATACATTCGGTGAACGTTCATGGCAAGTATTCTCCTACAACGACGATAAGAACAACCCGTTCTCCTCACCAGACAACGCTGCTGGTAACATTGGTATCAAGGCTCCTAATTCCCTTGCTATGCTGGGAAATACAGTTCTATGGCTAGGATCGTCTGATATTGGCGATAACGGCATATTCTGCATAACAGATACAGAAATCAAACGTATCTCTACCCAGGACATTGAACGTGAGATTACACAAATAGTCAACCCAGAGAACGCCTACAGTTCAATCTGGCAAGAACATCAGCACGTATTCTATTCTATTACATTTGAAGATTCCAAGAAGACATTCGTCTATGACATCAACGAAGACGCATGGCATTATCGTGCTTCATACGACGACAAGAACCATTTGACATTCTGGAGATATAATCACGTCACCTTCGCATACGGCAAACAATACGTCGGCACTAAGGACGCTCTCTGCTATATGGATGAGAACAAGTATACCGAACATGACGACAGAGTAATGCTAAAGATGCGCAGAGGTGGCGTGCTTACTTCCGTTGACTGTCCATTCTATATTGACAGCGCAGAACTGATAGTAAACAACGGTCAACATTCCTTCAATGACCAATACGGTGACTTGGAGTTGAATCCGAGAGTATCAATTCGTTATTCATGGGATGGCGCTACGTTCTCTGATTATGAGGACTATTACCTTGGTAAGATTGGTAGATACGATTATTCTACTACTATCTGGCACTGTGGAATGGGCAAATACTTTACGTTGGAAATTTCAACGACCGAGCCTGTTCCATTCTCCATCGAGAATCTAAAGGTCGCCTTCTCACCATGTAGCAATTTCATTTAAGGAGGGTTCATGGCTGTAGATGTTAAGATCGTTCGCTATGATGAATCCAACCAGAACATAGAAGGATTGAAAGGCAACTACGGCCAGCTTGGTGACAAGAAGGCCGCCTTTACTGTAATCAAGAATTTACTATTCGTTAACCTTCATAAAGGCGCTACCTATACAGATGCTAAGTTGCCTACTGTCTATGATGGATTTATCCAGCTCTCTAATGGTGGAAGAATTCAAGTAACCAACTCAACGCTAAACTGCAGCTTACCTGAGAATGTAAGTGGTTTCGGCGTATTGGTATTGACAAAGTGGAATTAAACTAATTATTAGGTAAAGGAGATTTAACATGGCACCTCTAGTAGCGGCAGCAATTATTGGCGCTGGAGCAACACTTGCTAGTTCTGGCATTCAGTCTTATTCTCAGTATAAGGCTCAAGAGGCTGAACTTGAAGCACGTAAAGATGCGGCTAAGCAACTAAAGCAGCAAGGCCAGCTCACAGACAACGAATACAGACAAGTCATTAATCAGATTGACAACTATTACAAGAATCGTGGCAGCCTTGGTACTCAGCAGAACGCAAATGAATACAAGCAGGCTATTGCCGATTACAACCCAGAAGATTATGCAGCAGATGTAGGAGAATTTAACTTTGATAAGACTAAAGAAGATTATCTCAATCCTTACTATGGTCGTATCATTGGAGATACTGCCGGCCAGATACAGCATACAGCTGCGGGAGCCGGACTCGGCCGTGGAACAGGAGCTGCTCTAAACATCGCGAAGGGCGTCTCTGAGAAATCAGATGAACTATACCGCACTGCAATGCAAGATTACCAGAATGAACGTAACTTTGCATATCAGCAGTATCAAGACGCTATTACGAATAATCAGAATCGTCTCAACGCTCTACGTTCTGGCAATGAATATAAGATCGGTCTTCAGGGTAGCCTTGCTCAAGATTACTATAACACTCAAGATACACGCATGAGCGACATGCTGAAGGCTCAGCAGGATAGAATGGCTGCTCAACAGAATTACGCTACTGCTATGGCTGGTCTATATTAAGGGAGAGAATATGGGAGTTTATTCTAGAGATAATATTGACTATCAGGGCATGATTCAGAACATGCTCGCCAATCGCGCTAGAGGAGCACAGATTCGTTCTCAGGGAATTAACCGTCAAGGCGAAATCTGGGGCAATGCAGTTTCTAACATTGGAAACATCGCTTCTTCTACTATTCGTGATATGGCTGCTCAAGAAGAGGCAGCTAAGCAACAGGAATTGGAGAATTCATGGAAGCAGCAACAGATTGACTTCCAGAATCGTCAACTCGAACAGCAGAAAGATCTGCAGTTGAAGCAGATGGCTCTATCTAGGGATCTTGCTGGACAGCAGAAGGCAGAAGCGGCTGCTGCAAATCAAGATGAGAACATGAAGAACTGGCAAATTGCCAATGCAAGATTGAATGCTGCTAAGGCTAAATTTGGAAGATCTGCAGGTGACCCTGCTGCTCAAGCAGAATATGCAGACGCTATGTTTACCGAACAGTATTGGCGCAAGAAAGCAAACGTTGATACGCCTGATATGACGATTGCTTCCGTTCCAGCTGATGCACCTGTAGTTAAGACTAATGAAGATTTGATGGCAGAATTGAAAGCATCTTTGGAAACTGGTTCAGAACCTTGGTCAGATGCCGCACTTGCCAATTCAAATGCTATTCTTGAGAACATCAATGATCCGTCATTGAAGTACCAAGGCGAAGCAATGATTAAGGCAAAGGGAAAGACTAAAGAACAGAAGACTGCTGCTGAGGAAGAACACAAACGTAAGGTTCAGGCAATCATTGACGGCTGGACGCCTGGCACTCCAATTCCAGAAGGCTTTGAAGTTTACTTTGCTGGTGGTAAGCAACACATTAGACAGAAAGGTAAGAAATAATGTCAGATGAACAGATGACTAAATATCTTCAACAGTTGTATGAGGTAGATCCTACAGGCAAACTGGCTGCTGAATTTACAGCATCTGGCAAACTACCTGATGCATCTGTTCTTGAAGGCTATAGTAATTATACAGATAAGTACGTTAACTTTGATGATTTCAGAGGCGATAAGTATAAGACTCTAGCTAACTTCTATCAGTCTCAGGATGGTAAGATGCCTTCTGAGGCTCGTATGATGTCATTCCAGAAGCAACATCCTGACATTTCTGCTCAGGAAGTTACCGATTGGTTCAATAAGACAAACAAGTATAGAGAAGACATTGTTGCTCAACGTAAGGTTGAGGCTGGCAAGAAACGTCGTGAAATGGAAATCAAGAACGATTGGAATCTTGTTCAGCACGCCTTGGCATCTGACTATGAGAAACAGAGATACATTGATGATCCTCAAAGCGCTATCTTCGGTAAAGAAGCTGGCGGTCTCGTAGGATCTTCTGCTGGAGCAAAGGCTGACCTTGCTACTGGCGTATTGGCTGGTGCTGCGGACCTTGTTCCTAAGCCTGGCTTTGTTGCTGTTGGTCCTGCCATTCGTGGTCTACGTGATGTTGGACATAAAGTAACCGATTCTCCATATCAGAAGGATTGGTCAACTATCGGTTCTGATTTCGGTAAAGACGTTGTATTTGGTGGTGCTACATTCGCATTGGCAAACGCACGCCGTGGCGCCAGAATTGCTTCTGCTTATGCCTCACCTGAAGTTAGAGGTGCATACGAAGTAGCAACAGAAGGAAAGGCAATCAATCAGTCACTTAATGGTCTTGTCAATAACATGGACCAATTGGATAACATTCAGCTCGCTAACTATATTAAGAATCTACCTGAATCTTCAATGAAGTCAGAGTTGATGGGATTGTCTGAAGGATTCATGGGAAAGGGAATTGACCGTGACGCTATCAGAGATGTCATTGTCAAGTATGATCGTGCAGTAAATCCGGAAGTTCAAGCTGCTGCAAAGAATGTAGTAGCAAAGGGATATAAACTTCCTGATGAAGCACCTTTCCTACAGAAGGCTATCTCAACTGAACCTGTCAAGAAGACAAGTGATAAGATTACATTGGGATTGCTCAAAGGTGCAGACGCATTGAATACCGGCAAACCTGGCTATATGATATTCTCTGGAAGTAGAACTGCAGCTGGTCGTGGTACTAAGCCTGAAAGAAAGCAGACTGCTCTTGAACGTAAGATCTATAATCAGCAGATTGACTGGTATAAGAAGAACTATACCCGTGACTGGGAAGCAGGATTTGCTCCTAAACAAATTGATGGTGACCCACTGTGGGAAGCCTATAAAGAATGGAAAGAAGGAAGATAAACATGAGATCCTTTGACATTTGGGACAGATATTTCGACAACGAGAACAAGCCTTTGCATGGCTGTGTTGCTTTCATGGTCCGTGACGGTAACACGCCTGCCCCCATTTATGACCAAGATGGTACTCCGCTAGATAACCCACAGATTACAGACATCTATGGACGTACTAAGCATCAGGTATTCATTGAGGAAGATGTTACTGCTTATTTCTATAAGTACATTGGAACAGGATCATTGGAAGACGAAGAACGCCTTGGCATTAACGTCAACGATCCTTCCAAATGGTCACTTCAATTTACTGCTGAGAATCAGAGCACATATAATCTTCACCTTACATCCGATGCTGCAAAGTGTGTTTCTACTATTGCAGACTTGAGAGCATTGAATCCAGCAGACGTACCTGAGATTGATGGTAAGAAGATCATTACTCTCCTTGGTTACTATAATGCAGGCGATAAGGAACCTATCAACTACGTATGGGATTCTCTACAGACTCATACAGATACCGGTGGTTCATACATCAAATGCAATGACCTTATTACCGGTCGTTGGGAAATGGTTCAGCCAACGGAACACTGTGACTCTCGTCACTTTGGTGCATTCCCGTCTAACTCATATAACATGGCAGACCAGACGTATCAGATTGGACAGCTATTTGCTTACTGTTCTGTGCATGCCCTTCGTCCTTTCTTCAACGGTTCAACAGATTACCGCTGGTTCAAGTATACGAACCTGAATGTCATCTGTGAGGCAATAGATGTAACTGAGGAAACTCGATTCTATGACGCTGGTCAGGATAATACCATCCAGGGCGAATGGAACGGCAATCCTCACTTCACACAGAATAACACCAATGTCAAAGCCAAGAACGTTAAGACTTCTTGGGGTGCTAAATCATACGTCAATTACGAGAATGTAATCATTGACGTTGAACCACAGCAGAAAGTATGGTCTAACGCTCACATTGATGTAAGGGTAAATCCTCTATACGGATATAGCTTTGACCACTGCACATTTGAACCTAACGGAAACCTTGGTTCGGATAACCTCAATGGCATCAATAATACATTCAATAACTGTATCTTGAATGAGAAGATGTTCATTCTTGATGGTGAATACGTTGCATCGCTCGTTGGTCTATGCACCAACTGCTTGGTAGATCCTGATGACTTCAGAAACTCAATGTGGCTGTATAGAGAGATTCGCTGCACATCAGATCCGCAGCCATTCTTTGATTATCGTGACTTCCCTAATGTGGGCAAGCCTTATGTAAACTATACAGCGAATGCAATCACTTCTGACACTATTTGGGTTAATAACCTTAAGAATGCAAACGCAACGAAGGTAACTTTGGCTAAGCTGGATAATCAGACAGCAGTCATTCTTGAGAACTCTACCGGTTGGTATGAAGTACCTGGCGGCATCACGACAGTTATTCTTAAGGATTCCAATGTTAAGTTGAGCCTTAACAGAGGACAGACTGTTTCTGCATCAAACTGCACTATTGAGTTCGAGGATTTGCCATCTGCATCAGGTATGACCATGACATTGAAAGACTGTTCAGTTAACGGTGTATCTGGAACATTTGACATCTTGAACGTTCGTAACACTACATTGGATATTCAAGTAGACGCAACCTATGCATACATATATGATTCTGTCTTGACTAAGCCTTTGGAATGTGGCTACTGCGATATTAAGGGATGCAATATTGGTAATACATTGACGCTTTACGGCATTGAAGGCGACTTGATTGATGTACCAATGCATAATGACCAAGGCGAAGTGATTGCTTCATTGCCAACGACTCGTTACGTCAATGGTACCATCAAGGATAACTACATCTCAGGACAGATCGTTCTTGGTGTATTCGGTACTTCCTTGAAACATGGCGTTAATAACTGGCTTTCTAGAGGACTTAGCATTACAGGCAACACAGGTCTTTCACAGAATCCTATCACTATCAACCGCGGATATTCTACTCAGTATGATGACTATAACCAGTATGAATATAAGTATAATACTGGCACTATGGAGTTCAAGAATGAAGGCATCTCGCTTGCATTGACCAATGATGATGAACAGGCTGGATTGAGAGTGATGTGGAACATGATCGGATATTACGTCTATACGCCGTATGGACAGGATGATAACTATGTGTTCCAGATGAATCTGTTCACTATCGGTACTATGAACACTAAAGCAGTAATTCAGATCCTTCATAACTCGATGATGGCAAATGCTGGTGCTGCTTACGGTGTGACTGCGCCTGTTCCTTCAAATAAAGAATATGATTCACCAGCATATTACGGTATGAGAAAGAACTCAGGCGGACCTTGGTTATGGAACATTCGTAACATGCCTATCGCAGGTGGTATGGCTGGTATGAGTGTCGGTGAAACCATGACCTTTGATGCAGTTCAACTCTCAAACTAATTATTGACTATAAAGAGGTTCCATAATGGAAGATAAAGAAGTTATAGAACAATGCAATACGTTCCTGCAGAAATCCGATAGACGCTTCAACGTTACCATTCAGCGTGCAGTTGATGACCTGAAGCGTTATTCAGGTACATTCTGGACTGAAGATTACATCAAGGACTATAAGCGTCAGAATAAGATGAACCTGACATTGAACAATTGGAACCCGATGGTGAACGCAATCGCCTCACCAATTTCCAATTCTCCTTGGCATGTTGAACTAACGAATAAAGAACAGCAATTTGCTCAGATTCAAGAACTCATTGATGAACTTGAATCAGAGAATGATACAAAGAGTGCATTGGTTGATGCATTCCGTAAAGCAGTATTGACTGGTTATGGTTACATTGTAGCGACAACTATTGAAGACGAATATACCGGACTACCAAAGGTCTATATTGAGTCGGCATCTCACATTGATGCAATCGCTCTTGACCCTACTATCAATACAGTTGACGGTAATGACGCTGAAGAAGGTGCAGTTATTAACTACATCTCATTGAAGAAAGCTCGTCGCCTTTATGGTGCAGACGTTGCTCCAATGCAGTATCCTCGTACCGAATGCGTCATTGCTTTCTCACAGTTCAAACAGTGGAAAGTACCTGAAGATTCCATCGCACAGATTTCGTATTACGTTAAGAATGAACAAGGCACAGTAGATTATTACAAGATCGTTGGTGATAAAGTCGTAGAACGCGTCTCTATGCCAATCAAGTATATTCCGATTATCCGTATCTGTGGAAATGAAATAATTGAGAATAACCAGATTAACTACAACGGCATTATCCAACAGACATTGTCGTTGGAACTTGGTGCCAACATGGCATACAGCTCATTGATTGAAAGATCTGGACGTTCCGCAAAGGCAAACTTCATGTATAACGTAGACGCTATTGATGGCGTTGAAGATTCTGTTGCAGAATGTAACCTTGATGATACTGCTGTCGTTCTATGGAAAGGCGAACATCAGCCAGTTCCTCTCGTTGAAGGATTCCAGACCGGTGACTTGACAGATACTATCCAGACATGCAGAACATTGATGGAAGATGTACTAGGCGTTCCTCTGACTGGTATTCAGGATGAAAGAGAAAGAACAGCTACAGAAATTCTCCGTCAGGAAACAGCAAAGGAATCTAACACAGCGTCTTACTACAACAATGCATATAAAGCAGTAAGAACATTGGCAAAGATTATCATTCAGCTCTTGAATAACGGTCAGGATCTTCGCTTCACTTTGGAGAATGGTCCATACGTTATTACCCGTGAAATGAAACAGCGTCAGGAATTGACTGCTCTTTCTACAATCATGCCTGATGAAATGAAGCCAATTATCGCTAAGTACTTTGCAGATAC